CCTATTTGCCTTATACAGCAAAATCATATTTAAATAATGCACCAAGTGCTACAATTGTACGTGTACTGGGTACTGGTGGATATGAATTAACAAATCCGATTGCAATCGTAGCAACGGATGATTCTGGGTCATACTTGCTAAGTATGCTCCATCCAACTTTTGCAGTAACAACAGACGGTTCTACCCCATTATTTGAAGATTCTATACTCGAAAACAGCGAAGAAACTGGATCGTTTAATTTAACAATCTCTGGTTCATTTGTTACTGACACTGGAACATTTACGAATGCAGTTGATAAGAACGGAACATCATTCTCAGCATCGATCGATCCAGATAGTGACAACTTCTTAGGTAAACTCTTTGGATATAGCCCAGTTGGAACATACCCAGTTTACAACTACTCTTTATTTGCTAACAAAGCAAATGAAATGGCTCTGGGTGGAAACGGTGCATTAACAATTTCAATCCAAAGTGGATCTGCATTAGATAACTGGGATTTCCAGAATGAATATAGCGCAGCAACTACACCATGGATTACTTCACAAAAAATCGGTGGAGTAGCTGTAAACTTATTTAAGTTCACCCATCTATCAGATGGTACAGTTACGAACATGGATGTGAAGATCGGAATTGCAAACATACGCCCTGCTGGTACAATTGCAGGATCTTTATATGGTCAGTTTGATGTTGTTGTTCGCTATGTTGATCAAAGCGATATTAAAAACGCACCATTTGATCACGAAGATGATGACCTTCGCCCAGCAATTATTGAGCAGTTTACATGTAACTTAGATCCAAATTCTCCATTATACATACTACGTGTTATCGGCGATAGATATCAAACAGTTGATTCAAACGGAAAGGTTATCGTAAATGGTGACTATCCAAACAAATCAAATTATGTTAGAGTTATAGTTGATGACTCAGTAAACAATGGAGCAATTGATCCTTCATTAGTACCATTTGGATTTAAGGCACTCTATTCACCGATACCAGATTCATTTACTCAGCCACCTGCTGCAACATATGTGCAAGCACAAACAATTGGCGGAACATATAATAAGCGTAAATACTGGGGATTTGATTTCGATTTACAGGGAACTGATAACGTAAACTATTTATGTGCATTACCAGTTGCATCACAACTGACAAATGGAAACAACGTAGACTTTATTCTTTCTGATTTTTCACAGCCATTGGGCGCAGCATTTCCAAGTGCAACTGCTCCGTATACAGGTGCAATTGACCTTTCATCTAATACAGCGTTGGATAGTAGAAAGTTTGTTGTTCCGTTCCAAGGTGGATTTGATGGAACAAAGCCAAATGCACAAAAGAGAACGGGTGTTCATATAATAGCAGGAAACACACAAGGATTTGATATCTCCTCTACTTCTGCAGATGGCTACACAGCTTATAAGAAAGCGTTGGATGCAATATCTAACAAAGATGAGTTTGATATCAACATGATAATTGTGCCGGGTGTTTTACACTCACTTCACCCAACAATTACAACTTATGCAAAAGATACAGCAGAAGAGCGTGGTGACGCATTTGTTATCTTTGATGCAGTTGGATTGGAAGCATCGGTAGCAGACGCAGTATCAACTGTTGCTGGATTTGATTCAAATTATTCTGCAACTTACTACCCTTGGGTTAAGATTGTTGACACAGATAAAAATAAACCAGTATGGGTACCACCGTCAGTAGTACTTCCGGGTGTTATCTCGTTCAACGATAGAATTGCAGCAGAATGGTTTGCACCAGCTGGATTGAATCGTGGTGGATTGACAGAAGTTATTCAAGCAAAAACACGTCTTACACAAACAGAGCGTGATGCTTTGTATGAAAACAGAATCAATCCAATCGCATCATTCCCAGGTCAAGGTGTATGTGTATGGGGACAAAAAACTCTACAAGGAAGACCATCTGCACTTGACAGAATTAATGTTAGAAGATTGCTTATAGCAGCTAAGAAGTTTATCGCAGCTTCAACTAGATTCTTGGTGTTTGAACAAAATACAGCAGCAACTCGCAATAGATTCTTGAATATAGTAACGCCATATTTAGAGTCTATCCAACAAAGACAAGGATTGTATGCATTCCGTGTTATTATGGATGAAACAAATAATACACCTGACTTAATAGACAGAAATATTATGTACGGGCAATTATACCTCCAACCAACACGCACGGCTGAGTTTATCATACTTGACTTTAACGTACAACCAACTGGCGCAGAGTTTCCAGAATAATAATTGAATAATCTGATATTTATTATAAAGTAATTGAATCATAAGGAGAATTAAATGGCCGATCTTTTAAGTCCCACCGAAATTATGTTTACGGCGTTTGAGCCAAAAGTGCTCAACCGGTTTATCATGTACATCGAAGGTGTACCTGCATATCTGATTAAAGCAGCACAGCGCCCAAACATTACGTTCGGTAAAGTGACTATGGAACATATAAATGTTAAGCGTCAATTAAAAGGCAAGGGCGAATGGCAAGATCTTCAGATTAAATTGTATGATCCAATTGTTCCGTCTGCTGCGCAAGCAACACTTGAGTGGATTCGTCTATCACACGAATCTGTTACAGGGCGTGATGGTTATGCAGACTTCTACAAAAAAGATATTACATTTAATACCCTTGGACCAGTTGGCGATAAGATTGAAGAATGGACTATAAAAGGTGCATTCATCAAAGAAACTAACTTTGGAGATTTTGACTGGGGAACAGAAAGTGCTGTTGAAATAACACTTACACTTTCATACGATTATGCAATCCTTCAATTCTAATAAAATTAGAAATATTAATATGAAAATCCCCGCAATAGCGGGGATTTTTTTTATATAGAAATTAATATTTATTGATATATTTTTGTACCCATTATAGAGAATACACATGAAAATATTTGGAACCACGGATGTTCAGGGGTTAATGAAAGCAACTACCGGATCTTTTTTTAAGCAAATTCTTAGGCAACCACAAGCAGACCCAAATGTTTTTGTAGCCGGAACAGATGCAACATACAATGACAGTCTTCCAGATAATAGATCTATTATTGCGCAGGGTGTATTTGATTATATAATTACATCAAATGATAGTGGAAAAACTAAGTTTATACAAGCTAGCGTTCCAGCTGGATCCGTTACTGGGTTCCGAGTACAGCATGTAGATTATACAACGGTATATACGTTAGTAACAGAACATTTTGTGACCGCCGGATTAAATAATACAAACACAGCAAACAAAGTAGATGGATATGCATCAAGAGTAAATTTTTCAACTGATGGTGGGATAACATTTAAAACTCTGCAAGGTTTTGGTGATTTCGTTGGTTTTGATATGGTTTGGATAAACAAATCAGAATGCTACATAGTTGGTGCAAAATATACACCGTTAAACCCAACAAATGCAGCTCTTCCTCAATACCAAAGAAATTGGAAAAAATTTAAACATTTAATTACTAATAGAAGTTTTCGAGTATCATCTGTTACAGGTGGTGTTTGTAGACCGGCATTGTTTAAATTAACACTGGATACCAATTCCAGCATACCCACGGTTATCAATGCAACTGAAATAACTTTAACGGGAGCACTCGCAGGAAATCCAAATGACCCACTAACTGCAATCGCATACAACCCAGTAACAGGTGTGTTCGTGTATGGAACTGAAAGTGGTAAGTTGTATAAGAACAATAACGGTACAATAACTGATGTTACTCCGGGTCTTGTTCAAGGTGTGGTTAATCGAATATTATTTGATAAATACAATTCAACTACTGTATTTGCTATATCATCTATTCCGTTCGGAAAAATATTAAAGTCAACTGATGATGGAAGTACTTGGGTTGGATGCCAACTGCCAGTAGCTAGATTAAACGGAGGTATAAACGATATATGGATTCCAGAAAAAGATCTTGTACTTGCTGTTACAGATGATGTAACAAAAATCCTTCGTTCTACTGATAATGGAACATCTTGGCAATTTATTAGTACACCAATATTAAATAGCAATTCGCCAATTATAGACATAAAGACAATAAAGTTAACACCATCTACCTTACCGTCTAACATACATCTTGCGATATCTGATAAAGACATATTTTGGTCAGTTGGACAACAATATGATCTAAATGGTAATACAACAATTGACTGGCCAAATGCAGAAAAAGATTTTAGTAGGCGATTACCATCAAATCATTTTTACAAAGCGGTTGATATTGTAGAAGATAACGCAATTGGATACGGATTTATACTTAAGCAAACCGATAGTAAAACAGGTACTATAAACGAAATCAGACCACAATATTTGCGCATGGAATTTGATAACATATATGAAATGTCATATAACAATTATAATTTAGATTTTAACGCAATATCGGCAAGATCTGCATATGAAATATATGTTACGGCAGATGGTGGTGTTAATGGTGGATACTTATTTAAAGGAGAACGTTTATCGTTAGACAGCGGAACATCATATTACCCATTTACATTTACACAAGATGACAGCTCATCCAAAAGATATTTAGATGTAAAATGTACTGATACTAAAGTATTTGCATGCGGTACGAATAATTTATTAAAGTATAAAACTTATGGTGGATCATGGACTACTTTATCAGTAGTTGCAAATCATGATATATTAAAAGTTTGGCCAGTAAATGATAATTACATAGTAGTATTAACACAAGATACCGTAAGCCCAGATAATTATTACATCTACGTTTCAGATGACGGCGGCTCAACATGGACGCAAAAACGCCAATGCTTCTATAAACCAATAGACATTCATGTTTATTCAGAAGACATAATATATATTTTACACGAAAATGGATATTCAATAGAATTTACAATAGATTTTACGCAATCATCTCCAACGTTTAATGTTGTTGAATTAGGAAATACTACAGTACCATTTCAATTTGGAAATAAAACTATAACAGTTGATACAACAAAGACACACGCCGATGTAACAGGATTTATTATAACTGGCGGTACACAAGGACTTGTATTATCTAATTTAGACGAGTCATCTGTAATAGGTCCATGGCCAACAGATCCACAATCGTTAGCTGCTGTCACTGGTGATGGTGATTACACATACTGGATAGGCGGTGGTACTACAACGATAGACAAATTGAATGAAAATACACCAAGACCATGGCCAGACATAGTTGGATCTGAGCCAATTTTGTTAAGCTCTAATGATAAAGGATTAACATGGGCGGATAAAACACCTTCCATAAATACACAAGAGCCAACACAAGGTGATTTTATTATAACATCTCTCAGTGAAGGTGCATACTATAATTATAAAGATATAGACAAATTTTATATATATGGATCTTCAAACAATGGTACTTCTTTTGGACTAAAATCTGATTCTGAATTTTTTGTTGATAGCAACAAATATCAAAACGGAACAGATGGAATATTAAAAATGCGCTTTTTAAATTCTTCTACCGGATTTGCAGTTGGAACTATAAAACCAACGGCACTTACACCATCAACGAGAAAATTGTCATATACATCTGATGGTGGTTCAAATTGGTCTACTCTTGCAACTCCTGAAAATTTTAATATAACATCTGTATTTTTTACTTCTGCTAATACTGGATTTATAACGGCATATCCGATAAATTCTTCTGGTGGTCCTAATTATAGCTCAAATTCAAAGATATTTAAAACAACAGATGGTGGAACTAATTGGAATGAATCTCTGAATCTTCCAGTAGGAAAACAAAATAAGCCGTTAGATATATTCTTTATTGATGCTAATATCGGTATTGTTACATTATACGGAAATTCTTCTGTTGAAGGTATATATAGAACTACAAATGGCGGAACATCTTGGTCATTCGTATCTATTACTGGGTATCGTGGTGGTAATACAAAACAATCTTTCATGGATGATAAGAGTGGTCAAATACAATTTGTTTCAACAACACGCGGATTTATATCAGGCAAAAACTCATCAAGCAATCCTGGATTATTTACAACAACAGATGCAGGAGCAACTTGGTCTAGAGTAACAACACCAATTAATAGTAATACTGGTGGTGCAAATATAGATACTGTTCACTTCTTAGATAAAACTGGACAAACCGGTGTATTTTCATTTAACAATACAATTTATCGTACTACCAATGGCGGTGCAAATGCGTCTTTAGTATACACAGTTCCAAATTCAACCGATGCGTCAACCGCAATAGCAGATATTAAATTTTCATCGGGTAACACAATCGGTGTTGCAGTTGGATCTAGAAATTTAGGTTCTTATAATGATCATTTTGTTTTATTATCAACAAATGGGGGATCTAGCTGGAGAGAAATTGATTCAAATCACACATCTATAGATTTAGAAAATTCTATAAATCCAGCAAATAGCACACAACGTGATTCTATATTATATACAACTGCTTTTGCAGAACCATTAACTTTAACTGATGAAGAAGATAATACAAATGGTGGTGGCGGCGAGGATACAAAAGATTGTTTCCAAACAAGATTTATAAGTTCATCATTCTATAATTTAGAAAATTTCGCATATCGCTGTACAAAACCAGGAGAAACCCCAGTTTATGTTCCAAACTCATCTGAAAATGTTGGTTTAGGTGTTGGTATTTTTGGTCAAAAAACATCACAGCAAAGAACACTACTAAGAGATAATTTAACACAAGGGGCAGCTGTTGGTGTTGGAACACTTGGAAATTCAACATACAGTAATAAAGATACTGCAGTTGGTCACAGTGCAATGGGTACTGTTATAAATGCAAAAGAAAATGTTGCAGTTGGATATGGTGCATTACAAACTAATAAAACAATTCTACCAGTATCAATTAGACAAAAATATCAGTCAAACATAATTGGTGTTAGTCCAATTGGTCAACTTTTTAAGTCTGTTGATGGTGGGTTTTCATGGAATACAGTAATTGAATCTGGTTCAAGTTTTACGTCCGCTTCATTCGTTAACAGCTTTTTAACTGGATCAAACGTATATCTAAAACCGGCTTCAATTGTATCACCAAACAGTGATACAACATTTATATTATACAATGATTTTAATATCTCAAGTAGCTTATCATTAAATACATACATTTTACGCTCATCAAATAAAAATAGTTCGTTTACAACTATATATTCATCATCTGTATATACAATAGATAAAATAATCCCATTAAATTCAAATATTGTTTATGGTATTGATTCTTCAAATTCTAAAGTATTACGTTCAACAACTTCTGCTAAATCGTGGGTTACATGTAGTATAAACGGTATTGGTGGAAATAGTATTAAAAATTTAAGTGTAACATCAATTAATACTGGCTTTTTGGTTGGATCAAAAATATGGTATATACAAAGTGGCAGTAATTTAAATTGGGTAACTTCCAGTTATACGGGGTCTCATATAATAAATGCAATTGATTCCATCAATTCTGATAGTTGGATTGCAGTTGGCGAAAGTGGATCAATTTATAAAACAAATAATACTGGCGTTAGCTGGTCTTTGGTAACACAAAGTTTAACAACCGAATCATTAAATGATGTTAAAGTTCTTAAAAATGGAAATGTATTAACAGTTGGTAATTCAGGAACTATACTCATTAGCTCTACAACGGGTAGTACTTGGTATACAGGTAGTTATGATGGCGGATCAGACTTTTCAGAGTTTGATTATACAACAATACAAACATATTCACCTAGCATATTAATACTGGCAAGTGCATATGGAAATGTTAGATCTGATAATAGTGGAAACACTTGGTATTTAGCAGCTAATACCGCAAACGGTAGTAATAGTGATATATTATTGTCATCCGCTGTTGAAATGGGGTTGACTGACACTCAACCTAAAAAAGTATTAAATCCGCTTGGAATATCAGCTGCACCAACCCCGCCGATTGAATATATCGCAGAAAATGTTGCCGTTGGTGCATATAGTGTAGGAAACTATACAAACTCATGGGGAGTTGTTGGTGTTGGTGCAAGATCATTAGAAACATCAACTCCTTTAGAACAAAGTGTTGTTCCAAATATGGGAGTGTTTACATTAAATATTTCATCCACTAGTGGATTATATGACTTCATTAATGATGTTGGCATGCCACCACGTCCATCAAATTATGGTCAAGTTGCAATAGGACGTTTATCACAAGGAAAGGGTTTATACAGCCAATTCAATACAAGTGTTGGATATGGATCTTTATATTTATCACAGGATAGTGTACAAAATACAGCTGTTGGTTTCTACAGTCAACATTTGAGTTCTAATACAGGCAGGAACACTTCTCTTGGCGTATGGGCACTTGGTGTAAACGGTCCTCTTGGAAATTTAGATCCATATGGAAATGGTTTAGATGGAACAGTTGGATCATATGCCGGTGGATCTGATAACGTAGCGATTGGATATAAAGCAATGTTATACAACACCGATTCTAAACGAGCCGCACAATTAATACGAGCTGGTTTTGGAGATGCATCCCAAGGATTTAGCAGAATTGGATCTGTTAATGTTGCGATTGGTAATAGAGCGCTAAATCATGCGTCCGGTTCTACAAATACTGTAGCAATTGGACACCAGGCTGTTATTGACAGTTATGATTTAACGGATTCTATTTTTATTGGAGGATATGTTGGATATAGATTTAAAACATTAATTGGGTCATATTACAGTTCTTCCGTAGATAATGATTGGACACCAACGCAAACTGTTGCAGTTGGTTCTTATGCATTATTAAATCATACTGGAACTGATCTTGTTGCAATCGGTGCAAATGCGCTACGTGGTATTTCAGTTGGAGCATTCCCAAATGAAACAGGAAATCCAAATTCAGGTGGTACAAACGGAACAACTAGAGTCCATCCAGGTGTTATAGTTGTAGGAACTAATCTTTCAACATTTTCACAACTAGACCCAATTGCAGACGCAGGAAAATCACATCCACCTAGACTTGATAATTGGGTTAAGGATTCGTTAGGAAACAAAGCTTCTTCTGATACATACGGCGTAAAAAACACATTTACACGTTTTTATGATATAGACATTGTGGATGATACAATTGCATATGCAGTTGCAGCAACTGTACCAACTGATCCATATTATGAAGAAGTTCCAGACTCATGTGTGCTTTGTGACAATAAAACATATCTTTTTTCAACCGCAGAAAAGTTATTTTTTAGAGTATTAAAGGCAGAGAATGTTTCATCTGGTAACCCATTAGAATGGAAACCTATTGCTCATATCGGCATGCCTGGAACAAATCGTCATAATAAACGAGTTGAAGGAATTGTCCATAGATCAAATAGGTCAGGGGCTCCAGCTGATATTAAAATACAAGCACCTAGTAAAAATGTCATATATGTTTTAAACGATGAAAACGGAAAGCACTCTTCTGTTTTCAAATCTATTGATGGTGGTTATAGTTTTCATGGAGACGGGGTTCCTGATCCAATGGAAGCCCGTATACAAGTTGGTGAAAACTCTCGAGTTGTGGATATGCACTTTACAAGTGAAAATAATGGGACCGTGATTGGATCTAAGCGCGATATTGGTATAAGTTTCCCAATTTATGTTAATACATATAATGGCGGTACAACATGGTCAGACGGCTACATTAGTACTACTGTTTCTGGTAGCGCATTATCTGTTTGGTTTAATAATCAACATGGTGTTGGCTATGTTGGACTGTCAAACAGTTCTATTTTTAAAACAACAAATAGTGGATCGGCTTGGTCATTGATATTGAGTCATACAAGCTCATTATGGGATGACGTGATAGATCGTGGAACAGATTACCTTAGAACCAGTTTAGCTATTACAAGTATATTCTTTTTAAATGATTCTATAGGATGGGCAACTGCAAATGCTGGGGGTGGTTACGGATTTAGAAAAGTTTATGTATTACGAACTACGGATGGTGGTGTAACTTGGGATAAGACAGAGTTTACGCATCGTTGTGTTCAATCTAATACATATGGAGTCCCACCAGCATTAAAAGTACGTGCGATAGATGAAAATACAGTATTGGTAGCAACTGGCTATGGTAGTTGTGCAATTAGTACTGATGGGGGTGTAACATTTAAAACAACAACAACATTACCACTTTTAGTAGATCCAACCAGTAGAAACTCAGAATGCTGCCCAGCTGCATCCCCAATAACAATACTCGATGTATTACCAAATTCAACAGGCGGAGATGTAGTGACACCTGATACATCTGATACAGTAGCAACTGCTATTAGATCCGTTGCAGTTGGATCTGATATACAAGTAAAACAAACTCTTGTAGCTGGAAACGTATCAGCTGGATATAAAGTACAATTTAATGCATCTGGTAGTGCAGTAGATAGCGTTCAAATTGGAGCATACAACACATACAATGCAAATGATGTTGATGATACTGTATCTGTTGGAAATTCGTCATTATATTTAACTAAAAAATCTGATAAAACAACAGCAATTGGCTCCGAAACATTATACATACTACAACAGTCATCTATCCCAGTAGTATTTCCGGGTGGTGTTGTTAACGGTAAAAATAAAATTATCGATGAATTACTTACAACAAAATCTGGATATAATACTGCTGTTGGATATCAAGCAGCTTCTGGGTTGTATTTAGGCGATCGTAATGTTTACTTAGGTGCAAACGCAGGGAATAATCAATTCCAAATGGGCAGTAATAATGTTTTATTGGGTGCAAATTCCGTTAAAACTGTATTTAACATGACAAACCAAGTAGTAATAGGAAACCCAGACCACACAACGCATGTTGTTATGGGTATCCCAGGTGTAAATGATTGGATATGGCAATCTGACGGTAGAGATAAAACAGACACTGGATCATTTGAATTAGGATTATCATTTATTCGAGAAATACAACCAAAAGAATATAAATGGGATCCTAGACATAAATATCCATCTGGAAGCTCACCAAACGGAACACATAAGCAATCTGGAAGTTCGTATGGATATATAGCGCAAGATTTAGAAGCAGCTGCAGTTGCAGTTGGTGTAAGCGGCTCGTTGTTTGTATTCGATGCATCTGGATCATATTCTGGATCTACTGATACTTCAGGCAGTGATTTTGGTGTAAAGATGATAACACCTGGTATGGTTAATTTAGTTGCAATCAACGCAATTAAAGAATTAGATGCACTCGTTTCATATCTATCATCATCAAAGTATACAACAAATATTGGAGATTCTACAAATTCAACATTTAGCGTTACGCACAGTCTTGCAACACGCGATGTTGTAGCAATGATATACAGCAATCTTACTGAGCAAGTTGTATATCCTTCAATGTCAATCGATACTATCAATCATATTCAAGTTGCATTCCCTACACCACCGGGTATCAATGAGTATAGAATAGTAGTGATGCGATAAAAAAATATAAGCCCTCCACCTAAAAAATGGAGGGCTTTTTTTATTATTTATATACTTATTATGGTAACAAAGTTTTTTAAATCAAGGAGTTTTTTACATGGAAAACCAATTAACCGATGAACAGTTAAAGAATATAGCATTACAAAATTATAATAGCGATGAGGTAAAGAGTTATAACTTTCCTACTGAAACTGTTCCCCTTCCATCTAAAGGATTATTATACCCAAAGGATCATCCACTTGCATCTGGATTTATTGATATCAAATATATGACTGCACGAGAAGAAGATATTCTTACTTCTTCAAACTTAATTAAGCAGGGTAAAGTTATTGATAAGTTGTTACAATCATTAATTGTTACTAAAGTAAATTACGGTGACATTTATGTTGGCGATAAAACTGCTATAATGATTGCCGCTAGAATTTTGGGCTATGGTAAAGATTATGAAGTAGAAATAGAAGATCCATTTAGCCCAGGCGATAAACAAAAAGAAACAATTGATTTACAAGAAATTCAAGATAAAGAAATTGACTGGGAACTTATTACACCAAATCAAAATAATTTTGAGTTTGAACTTCCACATGCAAAACGTACAATAACGTTTCAATTAATGACACATGGCCTCGAACAAGCTATTCAAAACGATTTGAAAACAAACGCCTTAAAGCGTAAAGATGGAATTGACAGAGAATTTTCAACACGATTAAAATATCTAATCACATCAGTTGATGGCGATGATAACAGAAAAGTTATAAATAATTTTGTTGATAACGAATTATTTGCATTAGATTCAAAAGCATTACGTGATTATATTAATAAGATTTCACCCGATGTAGATATGACATTTGAATTTACTTCAAATGTTACAGGCGAATCAATGAATTTAGAAATCCCAATGGGCGTATCGTTTTTTTGGCCTAGGGCTTAATTATAAGCCCATTCTGCATGAAGAACTATTTGAATTGGTCTACTATACAAAGGGATCATTTCCATGGTCTGACGTGTACAATATGCCTGTTTTCTTGCGCAGATTTTATTTAAAACAAGTAGAAAAAGCCCTTGAAGCAAAGGCTAAAGCTATGCAAGACGCTTCTACCGGTAAAAGCTCCGGTACAAATATATCTAGACCCGGTATTGTACCTAAATAAATTGGGTTTTTGGATATTTATTATAAATGTATTTTTATAGTATTGGGCTTTTTTGAATGGCTGATGAACAGAAATTAAGAACCGAAACCAAGCAATATCAAACGCAACAGAAAGTAATTGCGGAGAATCTCCGTGAGCTAAAGCGATTATATCTTGAGCTTACTCGGGCAGAAGCGTCATATGCAAAAACTCAAAGCGATGAAAGCAAAAAGCGGGTTGAAAATACTAATAAAGCTATATCTGATGTTAAAGCACAATTAAATTCGTTAAAACTTTCAAAAGAAGAAACGCAAAAGCTATATAATATTCAAGCAAAGGCACTAAAAGAGTCATCTGGTTTAATGGACTCATTTAGTAATTCTGTTAAAAAGCTAAATGCATCATTAAATTTACCGGATTCAAAAAAGCAAATAATACCAAAATTTGCAGTTGATATGGTTTCCGAAGCAAATGAGCAATTAAAAAATACAGCAAAAACAATACCGGCTCTGTTTTCTATCACATCTTCACGGGCGTTGGCTCTTAATGTTGGTTCTGAAGAAAATAAAAGACAAAAAAATACATTAGCAATACAACTTAAATTAAATGATTTAGCGAAAAATACTGCGGTTGCCTTTTCTTCTGCCGCAAAAAATGAAGCTAGTATAGCCACTAATAAATTTAAAGAATTATCAATTTCTAATTTACTTAGTCAAGTTGATTATATTAGAAAAAAATTAGATGATGATCGCAATAAATTAACAAAAGGTGCACGTGCTGATATGGTAGTGCAACTTCAAATGTTAATACAGGAAATTGATACGTTAGAAAATATAAACAAATTGCATAGATCTGCCCACGAAGAAATAACAGCATCTCTTTCTGAAGAAAAAGAACGATTGGAAATTCAAGATAAACAGAAAAAATTTGAAGAAGATCAAGAAAAGATAAGACGCGCTAGTGATAAAGATTATGCAAGTTCTTTTGAAAATTTACTAAAGAATAAAGAACGATTGGACAGAGAATACCAGGATTATGTTGATGCGGAACGCAAAGTAACTGCAGAAAAAATGCAAGCTGAAGAAAGAGCGCGAGTAGCAAGACAAAAACTGGATGCAGAAGAAATAGAAAGAGTTAGATCTCGTGCGATAAAAGATGGTATGTCCAAAAAAGAAGCACTTGATAAAGCATACCAAGAATATCTGAAAAATGAGGAAGATGCGCTCGCTGCTGAACGTGACGCAATTCAAAAAGCAGCAACTGCAAGAGAATTGGAGGATGCAAGAATTATTGCATTAACTAGACGTAATCTTGCTAGACAGGCGTTTGATGAACAAATTGCAAGAGAAAAAGCTGCTGAGTTAGAACGCAAAAGTAAAGAAAAAATAAAGACAGAGCAAGAAAGAACTGCATTGCGTGAAAGAGAACGAGCAATACGTAAAATTGAAAGTATATCATCATCCTTTATATCTAAATTACCTTTAGGTGGAATATTATCAATGATTGCTGCATTGGGACCAATGTTTGCACTGTTAGCTGGTTTGATTGGAATAATACTTTATTTCTTATTACGTTGGGATAAGTATATAACCGATATACAAAAATCGATGGGCGTAACTAGAGCAGAAGCAGAGGCAGGTGGAGCTGCTATGGGTAAATTTGCCGAAAAAATACAACAGGCAAGTATATACGCACCCCAAGTGGCAAAAGCTGTTGCAGAACTTAGCGATGGTCTATCTGGCACAAACTTGCTAACCCCATTAACAGTTGGTAATGCAAAAATGGAAGAAATGGCAGCAGCGGCAACAGTTTTAACTGATAAATTCCAATTATCAGGTGATGAACTTGGAACTCTAACCGATTTATCAACATCAATGGGAACTAGTTTATCTGGAACAACTATTATGGTTGAAAAGATGGCTAAAGGATCATTTAATGTACGTTCTATGTTCCAATCTCTTGCAAAATTATCACCTTCAATTTTAACATCATTTAGAGGATCAAACTCTCAATTGATTGCAATGGCTGCAAACGCAAAGCGTCTTGGTGTTGAAATGGGTGATATTATCGAATCTAGCATGAGTTTACTTGATGTAGAAGATGCTATTACAAAGGCGTTTGAAGCACAAGTTGTTACTGGTAAAAATATAGATATTGATAGATTGATGTTCTTACAATTGACCGGAGATTACGGTCAATTGCTACAAGAGCAAGAAAAAATATTAAAAAATGCAGATTACCTAAATAATAGAAGCCCTGTATTTCAGAGCATGATTGCGGGTTCAATTGGCTTAACCCAAGAACAAGCTTCTCAAATTGCGCTTAGATCTCTTCTGTCTGATAGACTCGGATTAAATGAAGCAAAAATTCGTGAAATGCAAAAACGTGGAGAAGAAGTCCAGAACGTATTTGATGCAGCATTAAAACAAGGAAAAATTACAGAGGTAGAATTTGAAGAATTAAGTAAAATTGCCAAAGAGTATGATTTCTTAACTATTCAAGAAAGAATCGTTCGTGGTTTAGATGGACTTGCTGTAAACATATCTTCATATTTCCCAAAACTTACAGATGCAATTATATATCTTACCGATAAGTTTGAAGGATTAACTAAATCTTTTAGCGGCGGTTTTGGTATGGGAGAAACTGGTAAAATGGTTATGGGTGGAATTGGAGGTGTGGTTCTGGCTGCGCTTGCCCTAAAACTTGGAGGTAAGGGGTTTAAATTTGCAAGAGCGTTAATGCCAGGTGCTGCGTTAGCCACAGGTGCTGCTGGTGCTGCTGGATCGGCTGCTGGTGGTTCCGTGCTTGGTACTGCAGGTGCTGGGGCAGCTGGCGCTGCTGGCACTGGATTATTTTCTAGAGTATTTGGCTCCTCTATTGCTCAATATAATACAATGGGCAGATTGACATCGGCTGGGTATAGGGCTGGTGGATTGGGGGGTGGTATGGCTGGTATGATGCGGGCAGCAAGAATTGGATTAAAGCCAGCGCTTAAATCAGGATTAATTGGTGCTGGTATAGATTTTGGCTTGGGCCTTGCATCTGGGCAATCTTTATCAAGAGCAGCAGGTGGGGCTGGATTTTCTCTAGCGGGTGGTGTAATTGGTGGTCTTGCTGGTGGGCCAGTTGGTGCTTTGATTGGAAGTACAATTGGTGGTTTGGTTGGTGACCAGGTTTTTGGTAATGCTGATAACGCACAAGCTCGAATGGCTGATATGCAACAAGGAAATGCACAGATGCGCGATGCACTCGCTAGATTAAATGCACAGCAAGCAGTTTCACAAAATCCAGCATCAAATGTAGAATCAAAAATTGATACAACAAATAATTTATTACGAGAATTAATTTCAAAACCAACAAATGTTACGGTTGAATTAGATGGTGAAAAGGTTGGAAAGGCTACCATGAACTATGCATCTGAAGCAATGGATAGAGGCAGAACTATTGGTAATACGTATGGACAGAATCGAGATACTACTGCAATTAGACCAAGATAATTTTTTTAGAGAAAGAATATGCCACTTATAGATTTTAAATCAAACTTGTCTAATTTTAGAAAGGTAATAAAGCCAAAGGCAGAAGCCGGGGCAACTACCCCCGCTGTTCCGTTTGGCGAGTATGTACCAATCAGCAATAATTTAAATGACTATGCCGATGATAGATATCAGTTCTCAACTAAAAAGCTAGAGTCATTTGAACGAAAAAAGGTAAATGAAGGGTATGAACCAGATTCTATCTTAAAGAATAATTCTGTATTTGACAATATAAATGATGAAACAAAAGATTTAAAAAATTCAAGAGTAGTAGATTATACACAAGAACCAAATAAACAATTTGGTAGTACACGTAATAATGAAGAAAGTCCTGTACGAATAAATGATTTTTTAAATAAGCAAGATAAAGAACAACAGGCAAAAACTGTACAAACAGTAAGTCAAGATGATAAAATAGTTGATCTTACTTCAAAATATGAATTAAGAAATAAAATAAACGTTAGTGATCCTAAACGGTTGGAAACAATTTCTTCAAAATATGACATTGACGGTGCACCACCTAAGTTTATTAATGGTGGGTTATATGAAACAGAAAAGTTATCTAAGTATGGGTTCCTTGCAGGAAATAAACCAGAGGTTGATGCATTTTCAAATACATTTAGCTCTGGGTTTAAAATTAAAAATGGTGCAAACTTTACTGGGAATGCCTTTCAATATGCATGGTCTGGCGGGAAAGATTCTGCCCCTAATGTAGACTTTTTTTCAAATGAGTATGTATTTGGCGGATTTAAAAAGTTTCAAAAATTAAATCAAACTAATTTTAAATTAGATAAATTACCATCTCCGGGTGCAGTTGATTATTTCCCAAATACATACAGTAAAAACTTTACACATAAACAAAAAGAAACTGCGTTTACATCTACTGCATTAAACTATATACGTTTAACTGCTGTAGATGCGTTTGACAATAGATATAATAAAAATTTTATAATAAATGCAAAACAATATCAAACTGGGTTTACTCCTCTTGCATTAAATTTTGGAATATCTAAATTATCAACAACAAATTATTTTGATTTAAACAAAAACTTTACTATAAGTGGATTTACTAGAAATCAACAACTATTGCAAACTGACTTTAATAAAAGCGCATTGGATTGGGGATTGAAGGGAACTACACCAGCAACGGATTTCTTTGATATAGGAAAAACATTTACTAACGGTGGTTTTATTATTAAACAACAACCATTAGTAACTGACTTTACAGCAGCTGCGTTAGATTGGGGATTAAATGGTAAAAACCCATCAACTAATTTCTTTGATATATCAAAAACATTTACAGTAAGTGGATTTAGAATCAGACAACGTCTGTTACAAACAGACTTTAATCCAATTGCATTGGATTGGGGGTTAAAAGGTAAATACCCAACAACAGACTTTTTTGATTTATCGAACACATTTACAAATACTGGATTTACATTTAAACAGCCGTTGTTACAAACAGACTTTAATGCAGCAGCACTTGACTGGGGATTAAAGGGACTGTACCCAACAACTGATTTCTTTGATATATCAAAAACATTTACAAATACTGGATTTACTTTTAGACAACCTCTGTTACAAACAGATTTTAATGCGTCTGCGTTAGATTGGGGATTGAAGGGGCTGAACCCAACAACTGATTTCTTTGATATAGGAAAAACATTTACAATATCAGGGTTCACGTTTAGACAACCGTTATTGCAAACAGATTTTAATGCGTCTGCTTTAGACTGGGGATTGAAAGGAACAAATCCTGCTACTGATTTCTTTGATATAGCAAAAACATTTACAAATACTGGATTTACTATAAATCAACAGTTATTGGTTACAGATTTCAACGCATCTGCATTAGACTGGGGACTAAAGGGCACAACACCAAATGTAAATTTCTTTGATACATTACGTCAATTTACTATAGCAGGGTTTATATCAAGACAACAACCACTTGTCACAGATTTTAATGCAACCGCGTTAGATTGGGGATTGAAAGGAACAAATCCCGCTACCGATTTCTTTGATGTAACAAAACAATACACAACCTCTGGATTTGTAATACGTCAACCATTGCTAACAACTGATTTTACAGTAGCCGCATTAGACTGGGGTCTTCAAGGAACAAATCCTGTAACAGATTTCTTTGATAGGAATAAGCAATACACAATTGCTGGATTTGTTGCTAGACAGCCATTGTTGACAACAGATTTCAACGCAGCTGCATTAGACTGGGGCTTACAGGGAACAAATCCAGCAACAAACTTTTTTGATATAACTAGGCAATACACTGTTTCTGGATTTGTAATACGTCAACCATTGTTAACATCTGACTTTACAGCAGCTGCATTAGACTGGGGACTACAGGGAACAAATCCAGTTACTGACTTTTTTGATATAAGAAAACAATACACAATCGGTGGATTTGTTGCTAGACAGCCATTGTTGACAACAGATTTCAATGCAAACGCCTTAGACTGGGGATTGCAAGGAACAAACCCAGCAACAAACTTTTTTGATATAACTAGGCAATACACGGTTGCTGGATTTGTTATCCGCCAACCGCTTAGAACAACTGATTTTACAACATCTGCATTAGATTATAGTCTTTTCAATATACCACCAATTGAAGGTGGTCAACCATCTGCAACTACTGTTACTATTAGCGGAAAGCAGTACGGTGAAGTTAATTTCTTTGATGCGTTAAATATACATACAACAAAGGGATTTCATGTATTAGCAAGACCGTTAGAACCAACAAGTTATAAAACAAATTCAACACAATTTTTTGTAGTACCTGCATCTGATTTTGAAATACCTAGAATTGGTTCTCCAAATTATACAATTAATACGCAACTTGTAAAATCTCCAATTTTTTCAAACTTAGGATTTGTAAAACAGAATAATAACACATATACTGAATTAATCCGAAGCAGAAATTATGGATCATTTTTGGGAGATGTATCTGATAAACAAGGAAACCCAACTTTATTGGATATACAATATGAAAAATATGATTTACGTGAGCAATCATATAACCCAGGAGCCGGAGGTGTTCCTGGATTAAATCAATTGTTGCTAGATCTTGCAGGCGGTCCAAATAATCCGGGTACTGCACAAGGATTGGCATTTTTGGATGCAAAAGATTTAAATATATTTGATGCAAGACAGCCGTATATATTACGCGGAATTCAAAAAAGTGGTCATGTAACAAATGAGAGATGGGGATTTGGAGCATCTATTGATGAGGGGTTAATACGGGGTGGATCTACTACTGCGATTAACAGATCATTCCAAGATTTGATTAGATTGACTAAATGGACACTTAGTCCTAAAGGTACATTATATTATGCAAAACAGCTTGGTCTACAGCTATCAAACCCAAATTCGGAGGGATCTTACAAAGGACTTTTAAATGGAACAAGCACTAAAATATATAAACCAGGATCGCCTTTAATTGCAGCATCACTTGTAGCGTTCGGGTATCACCCAGAGCGTCATGGTGGTATGCGATATGAAACTGTTTTAAAGGATAAAAAACAATTATTCCAAGAAAATCCAGTTGCGTCTAATAGAAATGTAGAGATTGCAAATGAATTGTCTTTGTTTTCAACAGTAAAAGATGTACAAATACCGATTACAGCTAAACCAGTTGGAAGTGTTATTAGTACATTAAGCGGATTAACTGGACCCAACTCTTTATATGGAATTGGTATAACATCGATGTATAGAAATAGTTTATCTATACCAGATGGTGCTTATGCAAAATTTAGCCCAGATTTAAACCCACTGTTCACTCCGGGTAGATATTCTTCATATCAACGGGATTTAATAAATCAATATGCAAGTAATACAAATGATATTAGAATAAATAGAAATGTAGAATTAGCAAGTGAACTGGGATTTTTAGATGGAATTCAGCCAAGACAGTCAAACGAGCTTTATTTAAATCAACCAATTTTGCGTATATCTGGCAAACAAAACGAAACAACGAAAATAAATAGATATGAAGTATCGATACCAAACGATACATACGCAAAATTTAGCCCAGATATAAACCCGCTATTTACACCAAATAGATATTCTTCATATCAACAGGAACTAGAAAGCAGATATTATTTCAACGGACCTAATGATAAAACGTTTAATAGAAATGTAGAATTATCTGTTGATTTAGGTTTTGCAAGAGATGAATATGATTTAACATATAATACAGACACAGGATATGGAACTCTGTTTTATGTTAATGAGCCAATAAATCGTTTATCTGGAACTCAACAAAATTCAACACGCATACACCGGCACGTAGTATCATTACCGGACGATGCTCAGCAAAAATACAGCACTAAATTCCAATATGCATCGGTATTATCAAATATAAGAAACGGTAGTTATACTAAACACCGAGATATGTTGGCTAATGCTCGATCAACTATGACGTTTGGTGATTTACCAGGTGGTTCTTTTTTAAGAACAATTTACCTTGCGTTTGATAATTCTCGTGATAAAGAGTCTAACGCTCCTGGCTATTTAAACTTTGGTGATGCCGCAGCAGCAGATAGTAGACGAGCAACACCATCACTGCGAGTATTGGATAACCTGTGGAATGTAGTTCCTGGTATACGTTCTACGATGCTAGATATATCATCTCCACATACGGTATATAATCCGTTTGTTCCAACTCCAAATCTAACTACAGAGCTAGGAACTGTAAACGATAAAACAATAAACCGTCCATATTTATCTGAACTTGAAAAATATGGAATAATATCCAAACGATTAAAAGGATATTATGCACCAGCAGAAATAACATTAGGAAAAAATGCAACAATTGAGCGCTCTAGCTTAAACTTATATAAAGATTCATCTGTTATAGATGAAGCTGCTATTGCATCGGTTGGGCCATTAAGCGATAATGCATTCTCGGAATTCTTATCTAAAAATTATAAATTATCTAATTTATATAAAAAGCTAACCAAATATGCAGCACAATATCCAACTAGAAATGATATAGCCAATCTTTCACTATCTCCAGACGAAGCATATGATACTGATGATAATTTAGATATAAACTTTTATGTTAAGAATTTATTAAATCCATTCAATAAACTACTAATTGATATTGAAGGCGCAGGTGATACTAATTCAGACGGCTTTTTAAATATAAATAGACGTGCAAGTAATGTGGCAAGCACAAATGCTACAATATTCAAAAATACTGCTATAAAAGAATATGCAGTAATGAGTTATAGTGATATATTAGGTGGGGCGTTAGATCCAAAGCGTAAAGATGTAAACGTTGTAACAACGCGTACTACTACATCAGGTGATACTCCACTTGGACCTGGTAGGCGTGTTAAAGTCCAAGAAAATGTAGCTAAACCATTAAATAATTCACGTTTTCATGATTTTAGATATAAAGTACAACCGCTAGTTGAAGGCGGTCAAAACAATTATTACCCAAGTGCTAAAACAGGACGTTTAAACTTTATAGAAAATCCTGAGATAATAAAATTTAGATCGAATAACTTGGAAGATGCTGCTGGATTTGGACAACACGGTATGCCCGGAGTTGACCGCACTAACCCAGTATTATCGTTCTTGTGTGGGCGTGTTTCAAATGGATACAGAGATCTGCGTGGAGAACAATATGGAGGAATTCATAAATTTAGAGGTGATCGTGTAAATCTAGTAGATTTTAGACACGATAAATCAACAACTGATATAAATCGTATTTATGAGCTAGGTGATAATTCTCTTATCCCCGGTCAAAAAGATTTAATTGAATTTTATGTTACTGGAATGAATGCAAAAGATAGAGTTATTGTATTTAGAGCTACACTTGGCGAAGTTCAAGATAATTTTAGCCCATCATGGGAAACCGTTAAATATTTAAATAGAGCTGATCCAGTTTACTTATATCGCGGATTTGAACGAGAAGTTTCAGTAAACTTCACAGTTGGTATAACATCACGTGATGAATTGAGAACACGTTGGCGTTCGCTAAATGCACTTGCTGGATTTACTGCCCCTGAATATATTAATAGTAATGACCCAACGTTTGATGGTAGAATGAAAGCGCCTTTAATGAAAATAACACTTGGGCACTTATTTAGATCTACACCGTGTATTATAACTGGATTAACTTATTCTTTTGATAATTCGCAAGTTGTATGGGAAACTGCTAAATTAACACGATGGGTAAATGGCAAGGAAATAGTTGAAACAATAACAACGGATGATCTGGATGATCCGGCATGTTGTGTGGCATTGCAATTACCAAAAATGATAAATGTATCAATGACATTAAAAATTATAGGCAACTATAGACCACAGTCAAACGGTGGTAGTACCGGTTATCCTGACATGGGTATATTTTATAATCTGTATGCAAGTGATGATAGCAGAAGTGATGGATTACTTCCACGTAAAGGTGGTATTTATGTAAACTACATGAACCGAGAATGTACGGTTATTGTTGATAAAAAAGAAATACAAGACCAACCGCCGAAAACTACACCAACTCCACCGTTAGTTCCATCGGATCAACCAGCTAAAGAAAAATTAAAGATCCAAGAAACACCCGCTAAAGATCCACCGAAAACGCCAGTAGCTGTTACGGGGTCAATTCCTGCACCACCGCCTGTTACTGGATCGGCAACCCCGCCAGTAGAAAAGTTGAAAATCAGTGAACTTGGCGAAAAAGATAAAAAGCAAAAAACACTTACAAAGACAAAGTCCGGGGCAACAAATACTGCACAACCAACTCGTGGAAAAACTGGTTCGGTTGGCAATACAAATGCAAAAGATGTTGATGCAACGTCTAATCCTTCAACAGCTCAAACTGGAGGACCAATTCAACAGACACGCGAAGCAACTATTGCTAGAATGAGACAACTTAGACCTTAACAACATGAGGAATTATTAAATGGGAAATAGATACAGATCGGTAAAAACAAAAACTGCAATTGAAACAAGCGGAAGAAAATCCAAATCTAAAGAGATATTGAATACACAAATTATACCGCAAGTTTCAACAACATCTGGCGATGTATTTATTTTATCAAGGTTTGGCGATAGATTAGATATTTATGCATATCAGTTCTACAATGATGCCAGTCTTTGGTGGTATATAGCACAGGCAAATAATTTAGGAAAAGGAACGTGGTATATTAAACCAGGAACTGTAATTCGAGTACCAGAAAAGCCTGGTTCTGAATTTGAATTATCAAATGAGTTACAAACATATAATGAAAAATATAGATGAGAATAACACCGTATTATAATATATACACAAATCAAGTATCCGATGCAGTTGCTGATGAAATAGTAGCTAGAATGGATGCATTGTCTGCATTAAATCGAAACGTATCACCATATGCATCCTCAAAACAATTTTTTGCTGTTAGAGATAAAACAACTGCAAAACCTGAATTATTGAGAAAGTTTCAAGAATGGAGAGATACCAAAGTTGCGTTTGGTGAAGTTAGAGCATTTAGACGTGTGTCTAGTTGCTGTAAAGGGAAACTTAAAAAATCATTAGAACCAGCACCATTTTTGGTATCGGTTGCATATGATGATGAAAATAATATGGTCCCTGGTATGAATGATAAAACAGGGACATCATCTCGCCTTTCTTACGGTGACATAAAATACTCAGTATCAAATGGATTAAATAAACCATCTTTTTATAACGGACAGCCACAGGCATTTTTACAAACGGTTTCTGTTACAAATGAAGGATACGCAGGTGCTGTGCAGAAAGTTAGAATTAGAATGCGCGTTTTCACACGAGAAGCATTCGAAGTTATAGACAAATGGTTCCTAAGACCAGGAAATGAAATGCTAGTTAAGTTTGGCTGGTCTGTGCCATTGAGTAGCACAGATACGGCATGTGAAGTAATACACGCAGTTATATTCAATTTTAACGCAACATTAACAGATGATATGGGATGGGACATAACTGTATATGGAATCGCAAAAGGAAACGTTGCAGTTGGTCTCGGTATAAATGCGTCTGCTGATCTTGAAACAATTACACAGCAACAAGAAGATGCAACACAGCAACAATACTTAGTTCCAAGTTTAACAACAGTATTGCAAGAGCAGTTAAAAGAAATAAAAACAATTGCCCCATCACTGGAACAAAATGACAACGTAAACGGATTAACACCAGATGATACTGATGGTCAGGGTGGTAGATATGGTATAATATATGAATCTAGTATTTTTCCACATGGAATTGGAAGAGTAAAGTTTTTAGTTGAAAACTCAGAAGTACACCCTGATACAGTAGAACAACAAACCAATACTGGGACACCTGGCGATCCTGATTCAATCCAACCCGCATCTGATGCAGAGTATGAAAAGTATATTAGTGATTTAATAGCGCGGGAAAAATCAGAAATAGATGATGATTGGGTTGATACAGAAGTTGATCCAGATGAAACGTATGGAACTGGATTGGATGCATTAAAGGGCAAAAATGATAGAGGCGCTAGGTTGGTTAGATATTTTAAAAGTAACTTTGGATTTTTACAACCAACCGTAACTGCATATGCATTCGGTTCTGTTTTTGGCGGAGGAGATGGGTCTGTATTTCCAGACCCCCTTAATGCAAATTATAGAGAACAGCTATACACTTTTTTTACAGAAGAGGATGTAAGCTGGTATAGCTTATTTTCGTCTCAGACACTCGAAGGAAGAGGAAAGGGGTCAAAATTTTTTGTTAATGATAGACCGCCAACGCCTGGATTAAGAAAAAGAATTTGGCAGGAAATGGAACCATACATAAAAGAGATTTCATTATATATTATTAACAATAGTCTTAGTGATGAACAAAAAAAACAATTTCAACAGGATGCGGAAGAAAGAAAAAAATTAGCAGAACAATTTAACGCTAAAATACAACAACTAACAGGACAAGTAGAAACTATAGAAGATTCAGTAAATGATCTTGGTCAACGGATAACTAATCCACAGAGTTCGGCAAGATACTTTATATGTTTAGGTGATCTTGTTTACTTTTTTAATGAGAAAGTTTTTAAGCAAGCGCCTGAATTATATGAATCTGTTCAAATTTTAGTTGAAAATCAAATAACAACATATGATCCAAACGTAGTATCATCAAACCCAATGGAAGTAATTTTTTCTAACGCATTAAACTATGCGGGTGGAATGAGCCGCTATGGTGAGGTTGAGTATGGATTTTTAAGAAAACGTATAGGGTTTGGAACACCAGCAGGAGCTCCGAGGTCTACTGGTGGTAGTTCTCAGTCTGGTGTGATTGCGTATACAGGCGCTAGTGGCGGTGTTGATCCGCATTTACACGTACAATGGGGAGACAAACGTCCTATTACTATAGAAGATGTGGATAAGTATCTACGCGTAGAAAATAAATTACCATCTTCATATAGAGTTTCATCTAAATATGGAAAACGCAAACCACCTAGAAAACCAAACGGAACATATGGAAGTGCATTTCATCGTGGAATTGATGTTGCAACTCCAACAAGACAGGCAATTTCTCTTGTAAACGGTGCAGTTTTTCTAAAAAATCGTGGTTATAGAGGTGGTGCTGGTCTTGTTGCACAAATTGATACAGCAGACGGTATCATGGAATTGTTACATTTAGATGAAATTCCAATAGCAGCCCCAAGTAATAACGAAGAATTTATTGTATCGGGTGGTGATAATTCGTTTGAATTGACAGATGCACCTGGAGTTGACGGTGTAACATATCTATCTGGCATAGATGAATTTACTTCAGAAGAAGATATCGAAGAACATACCGAGGATTGGGGAATATTACTTGATAATGGTACACTTATAGCAGCATTTAATATAGCTCATATTTGGATATCAGTTGATACTGTAAACGAAATATATGTTGGATTATTAAAAGATAAAGCAGTAGATCCACAGTATAAAACAATATTGATGTTTTTTGAACATATCTTTGGAAAAATTGCTGATGCGTCTGGTGGTATTATGCAACTTTCTTTTGTGCCGGATTTAAATGAATTATATACATCTGCAAAAGAAAAAGATCCTATCAATGTAAAATCAACATCAGAAGAAAATCCATTATTAAAACAAACTCACATGTTACGGATTGTAGATGTTAACCATCAACTTCCTTTTAATTTAGGACCCAAAACACTTTCGTTTAAGGTTAATGATGTAAATACTACACTCCTGAGAGACTTAGACGTGACAATGAAGTTGCCATCAAAAATGCAAACAGTTGCATATACATTCGGACGTCAAGGTTTAAACGATGATATCGTAGATATTAGCGAAGAGTCTGGTATATGTCAAGTTGATAATTCAAAATTAATAGAAACTAGACAAAAAACATATGATACATTGCAACATTGGAAGTCAGAAGTTGGAAAATCTATGTCAAGGGAAAACTTAGAAAATCTGCAAAATGCATTAATAGAATATGCAAAAAATCCGGTACCAATTGCAACTAGTCCGAACGATACATCAAATATACAGGTGGCACATCAAGGATGGATTTTTTCAAGATTATACCCAATTGAGCTACAATTAAAATTGGATGGTATATCAGGGTTCTTATATGGAAATAAGATAGATGTTTTAAACGCGTTACCGTCTAGATATAGTGATACTGTGTATTTTACTATAACTAAAATAGAGCATGAAGTGGCAGACAATGATTGGGTGACAACTATAACTGGTATTGCTAGATTAAAATTCTCTCATACTCAATTGCAGTTCCCAAACATAATTGAAAATAAAGAGGAGTGTGGAGGACCAGAAGCAGTAGTTGAAACCGGTGCATATAAGGTATTAGAATGGAATATGCAGGAATCACAAACACAAAATACCAACAACACTGGTGGTGGTACGGGCGGTGGCGGTATAATCGCTCCAGGAAATATACAACGTACTGATTTCTAATCAAATTATTATAAAATGATGACAAAACGATTAAAATTATATTATCCAAAAAGCTCGATAGTAGAAAATTTGTATACACCGGGTGGAAAGTATATGCTTGAAAATGGAACTGCTTATTCTGGGCAGTACCACAAGTACGATACAGGAGAAGTCTACACTGGGGCAATTTGGGATCCCAACACATCTCAAAAGCTATTGCCATTATCAAATAGTGCAATACCAAAAATACAAAGAGCGTCACAGCCTCAATTTAACCACTTCGTAAATTCAGATTTAAATGTTAGGAAGTATTCTAATCCAAAATCAGAAATAAGCATACCGATTGAATCTGATTTTGATAGAGGATATTATTATAGATATTTTTGTGAAAAACGAAATGAACCATCACATATCTATGAGATTTCAAATAATTCTTACATATCATATGGAAAGCCAAGTGGTATAAACGAATTTCTTTATAAAAGAGGACGTGTAAGATGGACGTTGGTTGGTGATGAATTTGATATATATGAAAATAATAGAATCATACGTTATGGTGTATTAAATCAAAATTATAGAGAAGTATTTGCTTTAAGCAAATCTTTTCCTTATATTCATAGTGTATTTGGAGATTATAGACAGTTTACCGAGTACAGTAGAATGAACTTAAATAATCCCGTAAAGCAAAGAAATATAAACATAACGGTAGAAAATGGATCACATAGTTAATAATGATAAAATGCAACTTGCAAAAATAAAAAATGCAATATGCATTGCTGTACCAAGAACAAATAAACATTATTTATTGGATT